ACTTACCAGTTACAAAACGAAAGCCGAGGCTCATAGCAAACTACAAGAGCTTGGTTATGCGGTCAAGACAAGCTTGACAAAGGATGTCACGATCCTAGTAAACGAAAGCGGAGTTGAATCTGCTAAAACTAAGAAAGCCAGAGATTCTGGCGTTCAAATCATAACTAACCTTTTAAATTTTATTGGAGAATAAAAAACATGGCACTACCTAAATGGACTGATGAGCGTACTACCGCCCTCACTGATTTTGTCGGTGGCGAAAGCCCCGTATCCCAAGCAACTGTTGCAGAAGCAGCAGATCAGCTTGAAACCTCTACTCGTTCTATCTCAAGCAAATTGCGAAAGATGGGACACGACGTAGAGTTGGCCTCGGCCAATGCTTCACGAGCGTTTAACGATACTCAAGAAGCTACTCTTTCTGCTTTTGTCGCTGACAATAGTGGTACATATACTTACGCTGAAATTGCATCTCATTTTGAAGATGGTGCTTTCTCTGCTAAGTCAATTCAGGGTAAGATCCTGTCTATGGAACTAACTGGCCACGTCAAGCCTGCTCCTAAAGTAGAAGCTGTACGCACGTACTCTCCTGCTGAAGAAGTTACCTTTGTATCTATGGTACAAGCTGGTGCTTTCGTTGAAGCAATCGCGGCTGAGCTAGAGCGTTCTGTAAACTCTGTACGCGGCAAGGCTCTTAGCCTACTTCGTTCTGGAGACATTGATGCTATTCCTCGTCAAGAGACTACCAAAGGCTCTTCTAAAGAAGATCCGTTGGCTAGCTTGAGTGACATTGGTAGCATGGGCGTTGAAGATATCGCTGAAGCGATTGGCAAAACTGCTCGTGGCGTCAAGACTATGCTAACTCGTCGTGGCCTTTCAGCCGCTGACTATGATGGCGCATCTAAGAAAGAAAAAGCATCTGCTTAATCCTTCTTGACCTAGAACTGCCGAGCACTCCTCGGTAGTTCCTTTTTTTAGATTTGAAATCGGGAGACTTTCATTGAACATTGCTAGTGCGCTTATTAAGCAAGTGCTTACGCTACAGGACTTTCAGACCTGGAGTGTGGCGCACAAGCAATATTTTGCAACTGAATATCATAGTCTGTATAAGGTTATTGATAAGCATTGTGAAGAGTTTCATAGAATGCCTACGATTGAAGATCTAAAGTTTGAGATTCGTGATTCAGCTACTCGTGAAAAACTGTACGCAGTAGAAGCTATTGAGGTCGATGCCGATCCCAGTATGCTTCTTGAGTATCTGAAGAACGAATACACTCAAAAAGAAATTCTGGACTCACTAGAAGATTATATTGAAAATTCTGTCGCATTTGAGAATGCACAGGAATCAGTAAACCACCTACATCAGATCGTCCTAGACGTTGAAGATAAGGTTGATCTCGAAGACCCACAAGAAAGTATGCAACGTATTGACTTGTTTGAGCCAGAAGAAGATTTAGCCAAGTATATACCTCTCGGACTCAATGAAGAGTACGACCACGACATTAAGTTCTCTCCTAGAGATCTTGTTATGTTCGGAGGTAAAAGAGGTGCGGGTAAATCAGTTATTTGTGCAAACATTGCTAACAGTGTTTACGCTTCAGGAAGATCGGCTATATATTTCACTATTGAGATGGATAGCCGGTCGATCCTTCAACGATGTTGTTCCATTGCTACCCAAGTTCCTTTCTCTCGTCTTCGTACTCAGAATCTGAGTGTAACCGAGTGGGAAAAAGTAGCTACGTGGTGGGCAGGTCGTTATGTTGATGGGCAAGATCGTTTGAAAGATTATAGACAGCATCGTGACTTTGAAAAGTTGCACATCTCACTAAAGAATACCTGCGAGCTTCTCCCGACTCAGCAGTTAGACGTAGTGTATGATGCATCTCTTACTCTATCCAAGATTCGTGCAGAACTTGACAAAAAAGTCAAGTCTCTGAATGTTGGTGTCATTATTGTTGATTATATTAATCAAGTAAAACGGTCTAGTCTTCCATCGCGTGGCGGTCAGTACGATTGGACTGAGCAAATCGAAGTAAGTAAAGCGTTGAAATCAATGGCACAAGAGTACGATTGTACCGTAATATCTCCCTATCAAACAGATGCTACAGGCGAGGCTCGCTTTGCTAAAGGTATTCTTGATGCGGCAGATGCGGCTTATGCACTAGAAACTTGGGATCATGAAGATGAATGTATTACATTTAACTGTGTAAAAATGCGTTCAGCCTCTATGAACTCCTTTACTTCTACAGTAGACTGGGATACCTTAAAGATAGGCCCAGAGACAGCGATGACTCCTAAAGAGAAAGAAGATTCTTCGCACAAAACTGGCGAAGACATTGATGATCTTTAAAAATATTTCTTGACTTTTGATCTTCTTTTGCGTATAATATACGGATACTTTAAAGGAGAATAGCAAATGGCACTTTCATTCGGCAGTTTACGACACTCTTATTCAGGTAGGAAGCGTAGACCTCTGCCCAAATCTAAACGATATACACCTAAGTTTGAACCCTTAGAAGAGACTACGACTTACCGTAGAGACACTCAATATTATAGTTCTGCCTCAGTAGATGGTGGATCTTGTGAAGCTGTAGACCGCAGTTATACTGCCGGTGCAGACTTTACTGTAGCCCCTGCATATAACAAGGGAGCTTATCAAGTTATTAGTAAAGAAAACATAAAGGATATAGGAAGATGATTAAAAATAGATATGGCGATAGCTGGTGTTGGGAAAAGCAAGACGAGAGCATCTACAGATTTATTATGACAGGTAGCTCGCTTGAGTATTGTCGTTACGGCGGCAAAGAAGGTCAGGATAAGATTGACAACCAGGACTTAGGAATGTTCGATCCTAGTGGCGGCCCTTATATTAGTCTAGGGCAGACTATCGAAGGCAAAGAAATAGTACGGCTTCGAAAGACAGGTGACTACTTCTATGCTGAAGTAGCATAATGACAGTAGAAGAACTATTAGTATCAAGACAAGTATATTTTGTACCTAAAGGTGCAGATGCTATTGTTACGTGTCTCAATCCTGAACACGATGATAGTAGCCCTAGTATGCGTATTGACAAGATCACAGGGATATTTAACTGTTTCTCCTGTGGATACAAAGGCAACATTTTTACCCATTTTGGTGAAAAGGCAAACCAATTACAACTAAGACGAGAATTACTCAAAAAAAGTATTAGAGAGAAGAGGTCTGAGTCGGTTGGTTTGTCCTTTCCCAAGGGTTATGTTCCTTACATAGGTAACTGGAGAAATATTAAACCAGAGACATATAAAAGATTTGAAGCGTTTCAACATCATGATACTGACCACATTGGTCGTATTGTGTTTCCTGTACGAGATATATCAGGTCGCATAGTATCATTCAACGGTCGTCATACTACAGGCGGAACGCCTAAGTATATGATCTCGCCTGCGGGTGCAAAGCTACCTCTCTACCCTATAGTAGAGCCGATACAAGGCTCCATTATCTTAGTAGAAGGTATATATGATATGGTAAATTTACACGATAAAGGACTAACTAACGCAGTTTGTACCTTTGGAACAAAGAACATAAATGAAGATAAATTGCGAATGCTTTCTATACAAGGTGTAGAAGAGGTAATAATTTTCTTCGATGGAGATAGCGCAGGACAGGATGCCGCAGTAGAAGTAAAAGAGATAGCAGAGCGAGTAGGCTTGTTATCTAGAAACGTAGCTCTAACGGATACTGATCCAGGAGCACTACCTTTAAAATCAGTACAAACACTAAAGAGAAAATTATATGCCTAAAGTTGCATTAGTAGAAACTAAACCAAGTAAAACAAATTTCAAGAAAGAGTTTGATGAAGAGTTCGAGTTTGATCAATATCAGCTATGCTCAGATCCTTACCTTAAAAAAGTACTAAAACGAGATTGCGATATTGAAATTGATATTGATGCCTACGACTGGATTATTGTTGTAGGCAGTGACGCACTCAAATATTTCACCTCTGTGAACTCAGTCACAGAATACTCTGGTAAGAAAGTCGAAGAAAAGTTCTTACCTGTCATTAACCCTGCCATGCTCGCATTTAAGCCAGAGGCTCAGCGTACATGGGACGACTCCAAGCAAAGTATCATAGAGTACATAACTGGTAATAAACAAGATACCGTAATAACTACATACAATGCGTGGGGCATACAAGATACGGAGGAAGCTAATGCTTTTATACGCGCTGCTATTTCTGCCCCTCTGCCTTATGTTGCTCTTGACTCGGAAACAACCGGACTATATCCACGTGATGGGCATATGCTTGGCATCTCTCTTAGCTATGAAGCTGATCGTGGAGCATATATAGATACAGAATGCTTCGATGAAGAGAGCGAGGCTTTGTTGCAAGAATTGTTTGACAAGAAGACTATAATATTCCACAATGCCAAGTTTGATATGGCATTCTTTGAGTACCATTTCAACTTTAAATTCCCTAGCTTTGAAGATACTATGTTACTGCACTACTTGATTGATGAGAACCCCGGTACTCATGGTCTGAAGCAGTTATCAATGAAGTATACAATCTATGGAGATTACGAGAAGCCGATGTATGAGTGGATAGACAACTATCGTAAGCAGAACGGTATTCTCAAAAATGACTTTAACTGGGGAGATATTCCCTTTGACATAATGAAACTATACGCAGGTATGGATGCTGCTTGTACTTTTCTTATCTACGAGAAGTTTGTAAAGATTAAACAAAATAAACGTCTAGCTAAAGTCTATGACAACATACTAATACCTGGGTGTCGTTTCTTAACGGACATTCAAGACAATGGCGTACCCTTTGATAAGCACCGTCTGCTTATGGGCCAGTCTCTTATGCAAGAACAGATCGACGAAGCAGTAGTAGAACTATACAAGCATCCTGCTATTAGTAAATTTGAGAAAATTAATGGAAAAGATTTTAATCCTAACAGCACTGTTCAGCTCCGTAGCTTACTTTTTGATTTTATTGGTCTCAACCCTACTGGAAAGAAGACTGGTACAGGTGCAAATAGCACAGATGCAGAAGTACTTGGAGACTTGGCAACGCAATCAGAAGTTCCTGGACTCATACTCGCTATCAGACAAAAGTCTAAAATTAAGAATACTTATCTGGACAAGATCTTTCCGCAGTTGGATAGAGATAGTAGACTACGCACAGGATTCAACCTTCATGGTACAACTAGTGGCCGTCTTAGTTCTAGTGGTAAACTTAATATGCAACAGTTACCTAGGGATAATCCTATTGTAAAGGGTTGTATCAAAGCAGCGACTGGACACAAGATAGTTGCAATGGATTTAACAACCGCTGAAGTGTATGTTGCGGCTGTACTCGCAAAAGACAAAGCACTTATGGATGTGTTCCGTGCAGGAGGTAACTTCCACTCACAGATTGCAAAGAAAGTATTTAAACTACCTTGTGAGGCTAGTGAAGTAGCAGAGTTATATGGTATGCAACGTCAGGCCGCTAAAGCTGTGACCTTTGGTATCATGTACGGTGCAGGTGCGAATAAGATTAGTGAGCAGGTCACAAAAGATAGTGGTAAACCTTTCACTAGAAACGAAGCTCAAGAAGTAATTGATGATTACTTTAAAGAGTTCCACAGATTAAAATCATGGATTGAAGAGAACCAGAAGTTTATTCAACAAAATGGTTTCATTTACAGCTACTTCGGTAGGAAAAGGAGATTACCAAATGTCGCCTCAACAGATAAAGGCATCCAGAGTCATAGCGTTAGGTCTGGTCTTAATTTTCTGGTGCAGTCTGCTGCTTCTGATATTAACTTATTAGGTGCCATAGACATGAACTCGTGGATTAAATCAAACAATAAAAAAGCACGTATCTTTGCATTAGTACACGATTCTATCTTAGCAGAAGTACCTGACGATGAAGTCGATGAGTACATGATAAAGCTAGCACAATTTATACAAATGGATAGAGGTCTTTCTATCCCAGGAACTCCTGTAGGTTGTGACTTCGAGATTGTGCACGAAGACTACTCAGGAGGAAAATTCGAGAAAATGTATGGAACAATCTAAAACTTTAAAAAATTATTTACACCGAGTAGATCTAGATTTAACTGGTTTGTGCAACCGTACTTGTTACTTTTGCCCAAGAACTTTTAAGTCTTATCCCAATGTTAATGAGCATATGAGCCTAGAAACTATAGAGATAGTTCTTAAAGAATTAAGAACTTTCGGTTTCAAAGGTGTCATAGAACTAGCAGGTAGAGGTGAGCCTACTTTACATAAAGATTTTGGAAAAGTAGTAGATTTAGTCACTGCACAGCCAAGAAATTGGAAAGTACGAGTAACAACAAACGGGTATAGGATAGATAAGTTGTGGGGAGAGTATGCAAAAATAGATGAATTAATTCTTAATACATACACTAACCAAGAAGATTCTGACCTAATGCGAAAGAAGTATGTTGAGCTGCCTAATGGTAGGCGAATAGAACATTACTTTAAGCCCGATACAAATACTGTTGAACAGATGAATAAACTAGGAAAGCAAGAAGATACTGTTAGTGGTGGTCACTTTACCTACCAGTTTAATAACAGGGCAGGAGTGTTTAGCGATAAGGGAAGTACTGCAGGATGCTTTCATCCTATACGTCAAATCTTTATTGACTATCATGGTAACTACCAGATGTGTTGTAATGACTGGAAGTATCAAATAAAGATAGGTAATGTACACGACCGAAGCCTAATAGATATGTACGAAAATGACCCTAAGCTTAATAGAATACGTTGGAGGTTGCTGAATAACAATAGAAGTGCAATTCTTCCTTGTAAAACGTGCGATGATAAACAAGGGGAATCAAAAAACTCAATACACTGGATAAATAAAATAAAAAGTCTAGATGTATATAAACAAGGTATTATCCCTTCGGCTAAAGTAGGGGCTATATACGATGACGAGTTAACAGGAATAGAGATGAGACCGGTGTTTATTGAAGAATGATTGTAAATTATAAAACTATAGACTCTATTATAGAGTACCCTGTATTCTTACTACCTTCAGGAAACTGGGATGTTCAAGACGGTCTTTTAATCTTAGAGGACTTAGTGGTAGACGATAAAAATAAAGAAGGAAGAACTTTAGGTGCTAGACGTATGCAGACTGCTCATAAAGATGTGATGCCGTTAAAAAAGATGCTTACTTCTTATAATGGAATATTAAAACAAAAAACAAGATGTTTTATAGATAATGTCGGTGTACCCTTTATATATGAAAAAACTAAGTTTGTTCAACTAAAATATATTAAAATTAAAAAGGTGCAGCAAAAAGATATTGCTACACTAATATGGGTGAAAGGAGCTAACGCTCCCTTTACCGTTCCACGCCCACCCGAGGAAGGATATACTTGGGCTGGGGTTCTGCACTTACATGGACTTCCGTGGGTGCTTTATGAGTATTCGGAGACGAAACTCAAAGATACCAGAAAGAAAATATAATATGGCTAAAAAGAAAAAGACGCTTGCAGGGGTTAATTTTGACCTACAAGAAATAGAACCTTTAACACGTAACCAGCTTAAAGTATTTGAATCCAATAAACATCTCGTACTGCATGGACTCGCAGGAACAGGTAAAACATTTATATCCTCATATCTAGCATATGATGATATGGCGAAAGGATCGTTTCAAAAGCTAGTAATTATACGAAGTGCTGTACCTACTAGAGATATTGGTTTCTTACCAGGGACAGAGAAAGAAAAAGCTTCAGTGTATGAAGAACCTTATAAAGATATTGCTAATGATCTGTTTGG